AACTCCTCCGGTTATTCGCAGAACATCATTCGTGCTACCGACTCCAAGCCGACGCAATTGGGATGATGAAGCGGCGTAGATAATATCCCCCGTTGCCTGGGAGTCCAGGGTATGGGCTGTGATGCTTTCCCACTCCGCCTGGGTGAGAACCGTTCCGACTGTTCCGTGCTTTAATTCGTTTGCCATTATGCTATATTCAGGACTCCTTCAAATCCGCCGCGCCTGGCTCCATCCCTGATTGCTTCCGCTACGCGGTCTTCGAAATCATCGAATCCATAAATGGTTCCGGTGAGATATACGTTTAATGTGCTCGACATCGAAGTGGATCCACCTTTATTGAGCGGAACAACTGCTTCGGGCCCCGCTTCCCCGATCATAGCCAGTGTTGGTTTTTTAACTATTCCACCCTGGGCAAGTGTTGGAATTTCTGGGATCTCGAATCCGAATCCCTTACCTCCCAGACCTGGTACCCAGGAGGGAACATCAAATTTGATCAGATTCATCCCTCTGATGAGTAAATTGAAAGCTCCTATCCAGAGGTTGATATAAAACTTTATCGCTCCCCATACGCCCTCCAGGGCACCTGTGACAGCATCTTTGAATCCCTCCCATATCTTCTTGCTTCCCTCAACGATGGTATCCCAGTTTTTCCAGACTAGAATCGCTACCGCAATTGCCGCCGCGATTGCTACAACTGCAATCAGGATTGGCCCCATCGATAGATTCAATGCCGCCATCCCTGCGGACAAACCGGATACTGCTGTCGTCATGCCTGGGATGATCATCACCAGAGGACCAATTCCGGATGCCATTTCACCCAGGGGAGCGAGAGCTCCCTTGAGCCGATTTTTCATTATGTCCATCTTGTCGGAAGTGGTCAGAGTCGATTCACCCAGGGCATCAACTTTTCCCTGGGAGTCCTCCATCGCTTCGAGCAGAGGACCAAATTCCATCGCGCCGGATCGGATCGCATCCTTGAACCTGACTCCGGCTCCGGCTCCGAAAGCATCGGTTGCCAGGGACATCGCTTCTGTTTCCGATTCAGCATTAGCGATACTGGAGATCAGATCATTCAGACCCGCCCCCATATCCTCCACCCCTTCCTTCGATAGCTTCTGCATGGCTGTGGAAAGTCCAGGCATCATCCTGGAAGTCTCAAGTCCCGCCGCCTCCATATTGGCAAACAACGCTGTCGATTCATCCAGGGATAATCCCATCTCTTTTAATTGAGGACTGAATTTGACAACGCTTCCGGCAAGTTGATCTATAGGAACCCCGACAGCCTGGGATGCCGTGGTCAATTTATCGAGTTGTGACTCCACTTCAGCCGCCGGAACTCCGAAAGCGACCATCGAATCAGAAACAGACTTGATCATCGGAGCGACTTCGGATCCGGTCACCCTGGCTAGATCGAGGAAAGCTTTGGAAGCATTCTGTAGTTCGGCTCCCTGGAGTCCGAGTTCGGTATTGAGATCCGCGATTGCGGTGGCGACTTCGGCGGAGGAGTTCGGGACTCCCTCAAATACTTTCTCGAAATCCTGGGTCAATGCCTGGAGGCTTTCCCCTGTCGCTCCTGTCCCCGCCGCGATTATATTCTCGGCTTCCTTGAATTCATCTCCGAGCTTTACAGCCGCCATAGCGAATGCAGTCGTTGCCGCTGAAGCTATTGCTACAGGTTTGGCTAATCCCTGGATCTTTCCGCCGATTCCCTTGACGTTTTTTTCTGCTTTCGTCGTGTCGGCATCGATCTGGATGTTGACCTTATTTGCCAACTATTTCTCCTTCGTGTTTTTTTCGCTCAATCCAACAATGTGCAACATCCGCAAAAGGCTGACATCTTCTCTATATACGGCGGAAGGGAGACAGGAATACCTCTGGCATATCCCATCCACTATCTCCGCCTGATACAGCTCCAGGGGCTTGCCTATGGGATTGCCTGATTGATCAGTTCCCCCTCCGACATGGCTCCATCTGATTATGTCAGCCTCTAAGCTTCCCCCGCCGTTCCCGCCGCCTCCGCCCATGCACCGATAATCGCCACACAGACAGCCGGAGGAAGGGAAAGGAATCCATCGGCATCCGGTTGGATTTCATCTCCATCGTCATCACAGAGATTCCAGGACATTACGATTTCATTACCGAATCGCTCGAAAGCTTCCCTCGTATCGGATGCACTCGAATCGTCACTGATATTCTGGAGCTCCAGGAAAGTCCGGACATCGACATCCAGGCGGGCATTTATTTCCGCGCCCTCATAATCGTGTCCATCCGGAAATGTCAGAACCGCCTGTCTCCTGGGTACGATGAATGGCTTCGCCCCATTTCGACTTTTAACCACCATCAGGGTACCGTGTCCCAATCAGGAACCGTCCCGCTCTGGAGGGCGAATTCCGCCGCCCAGACGAGGGATCCATCGGTTCCCCTGGTCATATTATAGGAAGACATCACCATCTCCATCTGAAGCCTTGGATTGGATGAAGTATTCCCACCGACCCGGTAGTCCACTGTCCTGGTGGCTGTCCTTCCCTCAGCGAGAGCCGCGTGGACTTTATTTGCGGCAAAGTCACAGGTTCCTCCCATGCTCGCAGTCCCATCACTGAGTGACACGATCCGCTCTACCGCGCTTTTATCGAGTCCGGTGACTTCAAGTAAATTCTGACTATTCCCTATTGACAGATTATCAATATCGTTACTGATATCGCGAGCCGTTCCTCCCGAATCATCAACGGCGACATAGTCTCCGAGTCCAGTCTGCTTTGCCATTAAAACCTCCTACAAAATTAATCTCTTACATAAGCAATCGCGAAAGTTATCGATCCGCTCGACGCATCTAATACAACCCTGTTTTTAACATATCGATTAAGTGTCCCCGTGAACTCACCCCTGGCGGCTCCGATTGCCGTCACATATGCTGATATAACATCTGAGAAACTCGAATCATTAGTCGAGTGCTGGAGGTTCACAAGCCATCTGGCATTCCCCCCAACTGCCGAGAATGCGAGGATTTGATAGATCCAGGATCCACCATTGCTACTGCTTGTGGAATCATCCACCGAAGATCCCGAAGTAGACGATGTAATTGTGTCATCAAAAGCAGTCACCATCGTCCCGAATTCTGTTGGAGTTGCATTGGATGAGTATGTTGCGGTGGCAGTTATTGGACTTCCTATCGCGGAATTCACAGAATAATCTGCCTGTTTAGCAACGAGTCCTGCGCTCTTGGATCCCACTGCACTCCCCCAGGGAACGAGTACCACCTGATCGGTGGATGGTTGCTTCCCTGAATTCGAAGTGAATACGGAGTGGGACTTATTGGAAGCCGCATCGAAAAATACATCAACCGATACTTCTCCAGAAGCTTCGCCGACAATCCTTTTGACAGCCGATGAATCCAGGGTGGTCACATCGTAAAGACTCTGGCTCCATCCCATTGATCCGATGGCATTAGCATCGCCTGATAGATCATAGCCCTGGACATATAACCTTGTATTTAATCCTGATACTTTTGCCATCTACAACTCCTATGGCGTTATTGTTACTTCCCCTGCAATCTCTACCGTGAAGGGAATATCCACTGTCCTGTATACGACCCCTCCGATCTCTGAATATCCCGCACTCGCATCTCCCACATTCGAATCAGTCACATTCCCCGCCAGATCAGCATCAGATCTCAGGGCGGTATCGATGTTGACCATAGCATCCCAGAGATCAAGCTCGATGCTTTCCCGAACATCCTGGCTCGACTGCATCCTCAGATAAGCCCGAATATTAAATGTTGTTGTTGTTGTGACATCCCTGAAAGTCATTGAAAGGTCTTCCCTGGATGCGAGCCAGAATGCCAACATGGGAGTCCCTGCTATCGCTAGCGGCTCCCCTCTCACTACTGCTGTGAAAGCGGGATCGCTTACCGTTGCCAGGAGTGCATCAATCCTGTCGAGGGCTCCTGATCTGCTCAACTGAAAACCTCCAGGAGGGCGCGCCGGAAATAATCATCCACCTCCTTTGGTCCTTTTTTTAACCAATCTGAAACATTCCGGAACATGAAGTAACCCTCGAAATCTCTTTTCTTATTGAGCGTGCTCACTCCCTCAACCCACCAGGAATATATAAGATTGGTACCCAGGAGTTTTTCCCCTGCATCGACCATGGCATGGAGATCCTTATATTGATATCCCAGGACGTTCCTCTGGAGCGTTCCCGTGATCCTCCCATGTCCATCCGTCAATTGTTCGCGGACTCTGCCCTGGGCGTGGACGGCAATATCTTTGAGTCCCCTGTTTGCCGCTTCAATTAACTTCTTTGGAGCGTCAGTGAATAGAGGACCATCCATATGCACAGTTGCTTTCGGCATCAGAAATAAACCTCCGAGACCGGAGTGGTGGATCTGAATTGATCCAGGGTCTCCAGGATAGAGGAAGCACTTGCATCCGATCTCGTTGTAGCGGCATCGCCGGATCCGATCGTTAAAGTAGTCCCCATGTCCCGATCTCGGAAATATACCTTCGATAGATCGAGGCAAGCCTGGACGACTATTGATTCGTAGAGATATTTATAAGCAGTATCTCCACCGGAGTGCGTTGCGGCTGTCGTTCCATTGACTCCCCTTTCCACTGTCAGGGTATTCCCAGATATTCCGGTGATATATATCTGCTCGGAATTGACGAGGATCGTCTGGGCGGAGGATAGATCTGAAGCACTCGCAACACTGATAGATGTCGTAGTCGTGGAGGAAACAGCATCAACCGTCGTAACACTTTCGGTATTATTTGAATAACCCCAGGATCCGAGGATCGATAATGTCTGCTGTCCGCCGTGGAATCCCTTTCCCGTGTCTTCATTCAATTTCAACTGGACTTTCGGAGAAGCATTGTAGGGTTCGAGCCAGTAGTCATCCTCGTATCCCTGGGTGAGAGTTTCGGAACTCGATCTGTCAGTGGCTTTATAACTTGTGACAGTTGTGGCGGATATGAGCCACTCATCCAGGGTAATGATTGATATCAGCCGATCAGATGTCCCTATAGAACCCCCTGAGCTTGCCGGAACCGAGAGTTGAGGTGAACTCCTGAGTATTCCCTTCCCCATGTCATAATAATGCGTTTCTGTGCGAGCACCGAATGATTGCATCCCGACATAGTTATCTATCCTTGCGGACGCTGATTCCAGGATCCGCCGGAGCACAATGGAATCACTCGTCCATCCGGAGCTGTAAGTAGTTCCGGCTAGATAATCCCTGAACTCATCAATCGAAGCGTAACTGTGACGGGTTGCCACTACTTATTCTCCTGGGTTTTGGCTTTCTTTGTCCTGGGCTTGGGAGCGGCTCGCTCGAAATATTCGGCATAATCGGTAGCGACCTTCGTGGGCATTT